TGAGACTACCGCCGAACATGGGTTCCCAGATGTCGAGAACCCCATCGAAGAAGTTCTTCTTATCTCTGTCATTGACAATGCCACAAAAGAAATCCACACTTGGGGTGCGGGTGAGTGGAAGTGCGTTTCAGAGGAAGTCGAAGGACTGCCCGTGACCTATCACTATTGCAGTGATGAATATGATCTGCTGGAACAATTCATGCAGTGGTGGGCTAGTGACTATCCAGACATTGTTACTGGTTGGAACATGGAACAGTTTGATATGCCCTACTTGGTCAACAGGATTGACCGAGTGTTTGGCAACGATGCTAAAAACAATCTCAGTCCGTATGGCATGACTCGCAAACGCATGGTGCGAGGACACAACCGAGAGATCATGAAGATTGATATGAAGGGTGTGATTCAACTTGACTACATGGACCTGTACAAAAAGTTTACCTACACATTCCAAGAATCTTATCGACTTGATTATATTGCCGAGGTAGAACTAGGAAAGAACAAACTTGAAATGGGGTTTGAAACTTTCCGAGAGTTTTACGAGGGTGATTGGAATAGATTCATCGACTACAACATCATCGATACCAAACTCGTTGACGAACTTGATGACAAGATGAAGTTCCTTGAGTTGATTATCACGATGGCATATGACTGCAAGTGTAATTACAATGATATCTTTTCTTCAGTGCGTACATGGGATTGCCTGTTGTACAATCACCTGTTGGATAAAGGTATCATGATTCCACAGAAGAAAGAACAATTCTCTGATGGATTCCCAGGCGGTTATGTACAAGAACCAAAGACGGGAAAGTACAAGTGGATCGTATCGGTTGATGCCACCTCACTGTACCCATCGATCATTATGCAACACAATCTCTCACCAGAGATGTTGGCAACGAATCACAAACCAATTGATTGCACTGTCGATAGTATTCTTGATCGCAAACACAAACTCAAGTTGGATGATAGTGATCTATCTATGGCTGCCAATGGTTACCTGTACCACAAAGATAGACAGGGTTTCATGGCAGAGATCACCCAGAAGTTTTTTGATGATCGTCAACGGTACAAGAAACTGATGAAACAGGCAGAACAAGAGTATGAGGATACAAAGAATCCCGCACTCAAGAATGACATTGCCAAGTATCACAACTTCCAGATGGCACGAAAGATTCAGTTAAACTCTCTCTTTGGTGCAATTGGTAACAAGTGGTTCCGATACTTTGATGAACGCATCGCGGAGTCTATCACCCTGACCGGACAGTTGATTATCCGTGACACCGCCAAGGTCATCGATGAATTCATGAACAAGTTTCTCGACACAGAGGGTGAGGTATATTCTTTTTACACCGACACCGACTCTTGTTATCTCACGCTGGACAAGATGGTGGAGAAACATCTCAGTGGTAAATCCCGCGAAGAGATAATCAATGTACTTGATAAGTTTGTCGAGGATAAACTAGTACCATCAATCAATGGACGTATGTCTGAACTTGGTGACTACATGAACGTGTTCGACAAGAAGATCGATTTCAAACGCGAGGCAATTGCCGACACTGGCATCTGGGTTGCGAAGAAAAGATATGCAATGAATGTGTGGGATAACGAAGGTGTCCGATACAAAGAAGCAAAACTGAAAGTGATGGGTCTAGAGATTGTTCGATCCTCTACTCCAGCTCCTGTTCGTAGTTGGTTGAAGGAGGCAGTTGCGTTGTGTCTGGTTGCCGATGAAAAGGAGTTGCAGACTTATGTCGAAGAGACATGGCAGAGGTTTAGAAGTATGGACCCAGAACTGATTGCCTTTCCGCGTGGATGTAACAATCTCGGCAAGTACATGTCCCGCGAAACCGTATACACCAAGGGTACTCCCATGCATGTCCGTGGCGCATTGGTTTACAACCACCTGTGCAAGACACAAAAAATCGAGAACAAGTATCAGTTGATTCAAGATGGTGATAAGATCAAGTATGTGTATCTGAAAGAACCAAATCATATCAGGGAGAACTGTGTTGCCATGAACGGACTCATGCCAAAGGAGTTTGATCTGCATCGATACATTGACTATGATACTCAATTCCAGAAAGCATTTCTCGACCCACTAAATACAATTGTTGAAAGTTTGAACTGGAATACAAAACCAGTGGCTACGCTGGAAGGATTGTTTTCGTGATATTAGAGTTTCACGGAATAGAGTGGGAGACAATTAATAATTCTTTTTCAGAAAGATATCACGATCATTTGAAAAAATACTTATTTGAATCCGAAGAGTATTTTGAGGGACGTAAAGAAACTGAAGAACTAATAGAAGAAATAGTAGAAGTTTGTAGAAATCTTGACATAGAATTTACAACCTTGAATGAAGTGCATGAACTAACAGTTGACCGTAGAAGTTCAGATATTCAATATGAAAAGCTGAATGATCTCATACACTATTACGAAAGAGAACAACAAAACTATCCTCCCAGATGGGGATTTAGAAACGGCAATTCTCCAATGGAATTGATTGAATCTGACTATGATTATTTTACTGTAGATAGAAAGTATGGATACCTATACACAATGTATCCACACATAGCTAGACATTTTGCTGAAGCGGTTATGGCAGACGATCCTACTGGAACTATAAGACCACAAGAACTCGTTAGACCAAATTTCTTTTGTTGGTTGGGGAACGACATGATAGTCGAGGATAAATTTCTGGTAATGGCAAAACAGTTTATCGATAAGTATAAATTATCATACAATTTAGATGACAAAAAATTAGCAATGGGTTATATTCCATTTGCTAGAGTTAAAAGTGAAACGAGGGATTTGACAGAAATCCTACAAAGGAGTTATAATGAGTTTAATTGATAAGTTAAAAAAGAATTCAACCATCAAAGAGTCTTCTGTACTGACAGACTCAAAGTTTTTCAATACAAAAGATTTGATTCAGACATCTGTGCCCGCATTGAATGTGGCATTGTCTGGTAAACTTGATGGTGGACTGACGCCTGGACTGACAGTGTTCGCCGGGCCCTCAAAACATTTTAAGACGGCATTTGCCATGCTCCTTGCCAAGTCTTATCTTGACAAGTATGATGATGCAGTAATCTTATTTTATGATTCGGAGTTTGGTGCCCCGCAAGGATACTTTGACAGTTTTGGGATTGACACTGACCGAGTGATCCACACTCCTATCACCGATATCGAACAGTTGAAACATGACTCTATGTCTCAGTTGAATGACATTGTACGCGGTGACCGCGTGATGATTATTGTAGACTCGGTTGGTAACTTGGCATCCAAGAAAGAAGTTGATGATGCACTTGACGGTAAGTCTGTCGCAGATATGACACGCGCCAAACAAATGAAGTCTCTCTTCCGCATGATTACACCGCACCTGACAATCAAAGACATTCCTGCTGTGGTGGTGAATCACACCTACAAAGAGATTGGTTTGTTTCCCAAAGACGTTGTTTCTGGTGGCACAGGCATCTACTACTCTGCTGATAATATCTACATCATCGGCCGACAACAAGAAAAGACCGGCACAGACTTGGTGGGATACAACTTCATCATCAATATTGAGAAGTCTCGTTATGTCCGTGAGAAATCTAAGATTCCAATCGAAGTCACGTTTGAGGGTGGTATCAGCAAATGGTCCGGTCTCTTAGATATGGCAATGGAATCTGGTCACGTTGTAAAACCCAGTAACGGTTGGTATCAAGTTGCGTCGGCTGGAGAAGACAGCAAAAAGTATCGTACAAAAGATACCTACCAGAAAGAATTCTGGTTGCCTATTCTCAAAGACGAAACGTTTGTCGAATGGATTTCTAATCGATACCTCATTTCTTCTGATGCAATCATGTCTGCTGAGGTGACTGAAGAGGATATTGAAGATGCCTACAGCGAAGTGTGATCGATGTGGTAACGAGATCGACCTTGACAAAGACGCTGCTATGTGTTTTAATAATGGTGATGAAGATAAGGTTTATCTTTGTGAACCATGCGTAGAAATTGTAAAGAGAGAATTTATTGATGAGATTAGAGAAACAAATATTATCGAATCTGATACTTGATGAGGAGTATGCTAGAAAAGTCATTGCATTTCTGAAAGAAGATTACTTTCTTGATGCTGACTACCGAACTGTCTTTCAGGCGGTAGGCGAACACTTTGTTAAGTATAACTCTCCACCGTCCAAGAGTGCAATTCTTATTTCTTTGCAGAACAATCGTTCTATCACAGAAGATTTGTATGTTAGATCAGAAGAACTTGTAAATAGTTTGAACAGTGCTGAACCCGATGAGGATTGGCTTGTAGATCAGACCGAGAAGTTTTGTAAGGACAAGGCAGTTTACAATGCCATCATGCAGTCAATTCAGATTATCGATGGGGATGATAAAATTCATACCGTCGATTCCCTCCCTAGTATATTATCTGATGCTCTAAGTGTTGGGTTTGATAATCATGTTGGTCACGATTATGTTGCCGATGCAGAAACCAGATATGAATATTATCACAGAGAAGAAGAAAAACTTCCATTCGATTTGGACTACTTCAACAGAATTACTGAGGGTGGTCTGAGTAACAAGACTTTGAATGTTGCACTTGCAGGAACGGGTGTCGGTAAGTCTCTCTTCATGTGTCACTGTGCCGCATCCTGTATCTCTCAGGGCAAGAACGTTTTGTATATTACTCTAGAGATGGCGGAGGAACGTATCGCAGAACGTATTGATGCGAACATGATGAATGTGCCTATCACAGACTTGCGCGAACTTTCCAAAAAAATGTTTGATGATCGGGTAGAGAAGATTAAGAACAAAATTGATGGGCGTTTGATTATCAAAGAGTATCCGACTGCCTCTGCTCACGTTGGACATTTCCGTACACTACTTGAAGAACTAAAAGTCAAACAGGATTTCAAACCAGACATCATCTATGTTGATTACCTAAATATCTGTGTGAGTCAAAGACTCCGTGGCAATGTCGGTGCAAACTCTTACACCATTGTCAAGAGTATCGCAGAAGAAATGCGTGGCCTTGCTGTTGAGTTTGATGTGCCGATTGTCACCGCAACACAGACAACCAGAGGTGGATACAACAACAGTGATGTTGACCTGACAGATACTTCAGAGTCTTTCGGTCTCCCTGCCACCGCCGACTTGATGTTTGCTCTAATCTCTACAGAGGAATTAGAACAACAGGGTCACATCATGGTGAAACAATTGAAGAATCGATACAGTGACCCCACGAAGAACAAACGATTTATGATCGGTGTTGATCGTGCGAAGATGAGACTGTATGATTTGGATGAAGAAGCACAACACGACATTCACGACTCTGGGCAAACTATTGACGATGGTCCAGTTTTTGACAAATCAGAGTTTGGTTCTAGAGCAAACTTGGGTTCTATAAAGATATAAATAAAAGTATGATTAGTAAAATACTATTTGGTTTTATTCTGGCTGGAGGCGCGGTAGGTTATCTATACTACACGCAGACTCAAGCTGAACTGATTGAGTTGAGAGAGTACAATCTAGCTTTGGAAATCAAGACTCAAACCCAAGATGATACCATAGATAAAATGAATAGTCAGTACCAGTTGCAAGCACAAGCTCTTATGGATTTGACATCTAGAAATGCGGAGATTGTTGCGGAGAGAGATAGGTACTTAGATATTTTTCGTAGACATGATTTGTCTAAATTGGCCGCTGCAAAACCCGGCTTAATAGAACCGAGAGTTAATAATGCTACCAAAGAAGTTTTCGACAGTTTGGAAAACGACAGTAATTACGACTTCAATCCTGATCCTTAGTGGATGTGCGCTGATGAAACCAGCGCCAAGGGAAGTTGAAATCAGAACTGTCGAGATGAAGATACCCATCCAGCACCCCGTAATGCCGAGACCTATCGACATGAAAGACCCCGCTTGGTATGTAGTGTCGGAAAAGAATATAGAAGAATTCATGAAGAGAATTCAAAAAGAAACTGGCGGAGTGTTCTTTGCAATGACGCCGGGTGATTACGAACTAATGGCTTACAACCTTCAAGAAATCAAAAGGTTTGTAAAAGAAACTAGAGAAGTGATTATATATTATCGTACTGTGACTTCAGATGATGAAACTGAAACTGAAAAAGAGGTTACAGATGACGGACGAAGCGAAGAATAGAGAATATCATCCTGCTGATTCAAATGGTGATGGTAAAGTAGATGATGAAGAAAAAGCAATGTACATGGAATTCAAGAGAAAGGAACTTGAAGACAACGATGCCATGCGTGATGCCCAAAGGAAGATGGCATGGTTCGCATTATTTGGAATGTTACTTTACCCTTTTGCAGTGGTCATTGCTTCTCTCGCCGGTTTGGATCAAGCACAAGATACTCTTGGAGACATGGCGCCTACTT